AATTGATTGGACGTTGCCCTCGTTGAGCCCGGCCATGACCAGGTTGCAATGTGCGAACTTGATTTTGGTCTTGGTCTTCTCGCTCCGGTCCACGTCCCTGAGCATTCGCGCGATCGCCGGCACGGATTTGATCAACGGCATCGCCCGTGTCTCCGCGTACAACTTCGCCTTGGGGTCGTCCTCGAAAAGCCAGAGAATGTCGCCGGGGTCGTGCTGGATCCAGTAGGGGACAACGATGTCGGCGATGAGGCTCTTGAGCGTCTGCACCGCCGCGGTGATGGAGACCCAGCGCACCCGCGGGTCCCGGATCGCCTCCAGCGGCTCGGCGATGTGCCGCGCCGTCGCGATGTCGAATTGCCCCTTAACCGCGTACCCCTGCTGCAGATTCAGCGCGCGGGCGTCTTCGTAAATCTCTCCGCGGAAAGGCGCCTGCCAGGCCTGGCTGATGCTATCGGCAAGAAAATCGGTGGCAGGCGGCATTCTGCCAGCCGGCCAATGTCAATCCGTTGGGTCGATGAATGCAAACGGGTCCACTGGCTCTGGAGGTTTGGATTTGGCCGGTTTGGCGCCCGGGCAAATTATTGACGCGTCAACAATTTGACCCGGCGCACCCGGCGCCGGCGCATCGAGCCAGTCCTTGGTGCCGTCCCGGAAGATCGCGCAGATCTCGTCCACCGCCGTGCGTATCCGGTTGAGAATCTCGTGGGTCGTCAGGCCCGCCAGGCTGGGCCCCAACTCCTGCTCGAGCTTGAGCTGCAGGGCGGCCCGCTGGTGCAGCGAGATATTCCGCAGCGCCGGGCCGATCGAATCCTTGGAGATGTATTTCTTCCGAAATTCGGCCAGCTCCTCCTCCTTCATCTCCCTTCTCGCTTTCTTGTATGCGAGTTCCTCCTTCTGCAACTTGTCGTTCTTCTTCTGGAGCAGTTCCCGTTGGTGCTTGATCACCCCGACCAGAACCTTCCCGACCTGGTAGCGGCCTTTGATCGGTGGCGGAAAATAACCCTGCGTCGCCAACTGCCGGTGCCGCCGATCGGTGAGCCCGGTAATCGCGCAGAGCTGCTCGGCCGTGATCGTTCCGTTGGTTTCGGCCGCTGGTTGTGTCTGCGGAGGAGCTTTCGCCATTCACCATCCGACGCCGGTCAATGGCTCAACCGCTGCAGGTTCAGTTCAGCGGCGCCGCAAATTCCGGAGATTGAAACTGAAACGACTTTTTGAAACTCCGCAACCGTGAAAGCCGGCCTAGGTTGGTAACCTGCCGGGGGCCGATCCCCCGTAAAAGATTTCTTCCGCCGGGGTATGCACGGGAAGGCCCCAGGGTAGCGCACAGATTCGATATAGCGCGCTTTGTGTGCGTGAGGCAGGACGGGAAATGATCTTCTGCGGCCTACGGCCAGGCGGTTTTAAGGAAGGAGGACGGGGGTTTTGCTGGTGGCATCGGCCCAGCGTTGGAGCGCCACCGCGACGTAGCCGCGATCAATCTCTATCGCGCGGCATCGTCGGCCGAGTTGCTCGCAGGCGATCAGAGTTGTACCGGAACCGGAGAATGGATCGTAAACGCAGCCCGTCGTGCAATTGCCGATCAGCATCCGAATCCAATCTAGCGGCTTGCTGTGTGAGTGCTCACCGTTTGCATGGGTTTGCGTGATTGGCTGCGCGAAAATATCAGCCAGATGTTTCCCGCGCGGGTCGGGTTTGAATATGTAGCTTCCGCGAGAATTGAAAACCTCGCGCATTTCCCCCGCATCGCCGTAGTGCGCTCCGTCCATGTTGTATGTTTTTACGTCGCCAAACCACAAACACAGTTTGCACTTTTTCAACGGACGCGACGGGGTGAACCAGCAAGACCCGCAGTCCCAAACAAACACCCACGCCGGTTTTCCGAACCTATCAACCATCTCCCCGCAATGCTGCGCATCGGTGAACGCCAATGTGCTCGCCAACGTAACCCTCTGCATTGCCGGAATTGCATTCCATTCAGGATCAAAAACCAGCGCGGAACAATCCCCGACATCCACCCGCGCCACATCTTCAGCGTTCGTCGAGTCGCCGCAAAGCAGCCGATGCTCGCCAAGTTCCCAAAGTTGGCCGCGCGCCGTTTTCCATTTCTTTTGCAACTCGGCGATCTGGTCAATCTGCGGTTCCGCGTCGGCCACTGGCTCCGGCTCGACCACCTTCAAATCGACCAACTCATCGACGCTCAATCCGGTGAGGTCCAAGCCGAGCTCGCCGTCCAGGTCCTCCTTGATGACCTTGGCCAATGCCTCGTCATCGAACTCAGCCATCTGCGGCAATTTGTTATCCGCGATCATGTGCGCGATTTCATCCGCGCGATTGGCGAAGTCCTGAAAATCCACCGGCACGGAAGTCCACCCTTGCGACTTCGCCGTCAGCCAAGCGCCGTGGCCCGTGACGATCAATCCCGTTTGATTCGAGACACAGATCGCTTTGCGCCAGCCCTGGTGCAGTAAAATTTTCGCGTAAAGCTCTAGCTGCTCCTTCGGGTGCTTGTTCGGATTCTCCGGATTCGGCTTCAGCTCCGCGACCGTCACGAGCGCGTCGTGCGCGCAATTGATGGGAGGAGAATCGGTCATGCGGTCAGGCCCAGCTCCTGGGCGATCGGCCGGATCATCTCCCTGAGTTTTTCGCGGCCTTCAGCCGGCCACTCGCCGAGCGGGTGCTTCGCGATGTAAGCGGTCAATTTGCCAATCCGGCTGATCGCCTCGAGGAAGGGAGGAAAACTCTTCGTGTTGCCGTCGGCGACGTCGTTGGGTTCAGCCGTGCACAACGCGAGCGCGGCGCGGAGACTCATGGCCTCGTCGAGTTTTTTCACCTGCCCCCAATTGGCGGCCACGCGCATGTAGGCGTTCGCGGTCCACTGCGTCACGAGCGGACATTGGATGCGCAGCCATTCACTCCACAGTCCATGCGGCATCGAGGCTTTGGCTTTCAGGAGCGCGTAACCTTGCAGCACCACCTCGCACATCCATTCCGAGGCGGCGTTCACCGTTTTGTGGCGATGTTCCTGGAGCGTTTTTTCGCGGTGATTGATCTCACGCGCGAGTTGATAGAGTTGATGTTGGTTGGCGGTTTTTGCGGGGGAGTTTGCGGGGGAGTTTTTCATCGATAGATCAATCCTTCATGTGACCGTTGCGGAGCTTGGGGAAAACGCGTTTGAAATCATCCACCCACCGGCCGAGCGACTGCTTTTTTTTGCCGAAAGCCCGGGCGAGTTCGGTGAGGCTGACCGGGTTCAAATGATCCAGGAACACCCAGCACACGATGATGGCGCGCAGCTTGAGCCCCTCGTCATTTTTCATCCCGTCTTGCCACATCCACTCGACGAGTTGGCGGAACGCGCGCGCGGCCGCCTCCAGGTTTTCCACGGAAACCTCGGCTTCTTTCTCGGGTTCCACATGGAACGCGTTGCGATCGACGGCATCGTAATCGAAGTCGACCGTGCCTTGGGGGTGACCATCTTCATCGAAGGAAAAGAGGGAACTCATTTTTAAGTGTGGATCAAACGGTTCAAGAGGCGGCGTGCAATAATGAGCTGCGTCAACTGGCTCAGTCGCCGCCGCAGAGATAGATGGCGAGGACAACGGACACGACGACGATCAGCAGCAGGCTGGCGAGGTCCTGTTCGAAGGCTGGGATGGGGATGGGCATGGCGGAATATCTCCGGGCGGGCCTGGGAGACGGGACGTGGGTGTTCAATTTATTCCCGACCTCCACACGGCTTCTGCGACTGCGACCAAAACAACACGGCATTGCGCCGGTTAAAAACGAGAAATAGCTAGCCCCGTGCCAATTTCAAAAACCGGAAACCACCATCAATTTTTCATCCGGTTCTGCTGCTGCTGGGTGAACAAGCGGCGCAACTCGCGCAATTCTCGGAGCACCAAATAGCAGCCCACGAACAAACCCACACTCGCCCCGCTCGCGGCGCCGAGCGCATACACCAGGACAAAGATCACCGGCTCGATCACGACGCCCCCTTCCAGATGATCGTTTGCAACCGCTCGCGAACGGCAGACAACCGCTCCGTGGCCTCGGTCAACCGGAGAAAAAAACGATCCCGATCCGCCTCCGATTTCAGGTCCGTGCCGAGGAACTCATCACTCAACTGCGCCAGTATCGCTTGGAGGCGCTGCAGGTCCGCGGCGACATTCAGGTATTCGGCCTCGGTTTCTGGATTGCGATCGCTCATGGAGCGGATGACGCAGACGTCTGCGTGGGGGGCGGCGGCGCGATCCCGGCCAGCGCCTGCAGCTCGGCCAGGCGCGATTTTTCCACCACAAAACAAAGCCCGGCGCGCGTGAACCAGACCCGCTCCGAATACGTCCAGAACGCCTCCTGCGCGTCGCGATTCAGCGCGGAGAAAACCAATCGGCTCACCTGCATCAATCGTTGTTCGGTGCCAATTTTCATAATTTTCCAGCCCGATGCCATGCGTTAAACAGTTTCACCGTATACCACAGATCGGCTCCCCAGCTCACGTCGGGCGTGAACCCCTCCTTGCACCGCGCTTCGCGATCCGCGAGCGCCGCTTCGATGACCTGCGACGGAATCTTGCGCACACAACACATCCGCCAGGCCGCTCCGAACCCCGCCATGTCCTCCGGCCCCACGTGCGCCGCGATCCGCTTCATCAGCTCCGCTTCCTTCGAGCGTTGAAACGTTGAACGTTGAACCGTTTCCTCACTCCCCGATTTGGGGAGCGCCGGTACCGCCGGTACGTTCAACGTTAAACGTTCAACGTTTAAACGTTCCTGCGGGGGAGGGGGTGTGGGGGAGGGGGGCGACGCGGCGCGGCCCGCGGCGGTCCGACCCCCGTCATTTTCGACCCTCGCCCCAATTTGGGGCGACCTTCGTGGCGCGGTGCCCGCCCCAATTTGGGGCGGGCCAACCGCGTCGGGCTGAAGAGATGGGAGAGCGACCCTTTGTTTGCCGGAGCGGCTCTGCCCTATTGCTTGGGCATCAGCCGTTTGTTCCATCATCTCGCCACATTCCGATGGTCGAGCAGGACATGGTGACGGTCCTTCCGTCCCCCGCATTTTCGGGTCGTCTCCCGGCGCCAGGAGGTCTGCTTCCCCCGGCATTTTTTCCGTGCGTTCCCCAAATTGGGGAACGGGAAAATAGCAGCTCGCCCCAATTTGGGGCGACGTCTGGTTCACCCCAATTTGGGGTGCCGCCCCAATTTGGGGCGAGAAGATTTTTTGATCGCGTTTGAGCTGGTTCAAATCCTCCTGAATATCCGCCTTCGGCAACACCACGATCCGCGCCGCAGCCAGCGCCAGCGCCTCGGGCAATCCGGGCGCCTCCGTGCTGATGTCCAGCCTGGATTGATCCGGCCCGCGCTCCCAGGCGGACTCCCACACCGGCCACGGCCGCATCGCCCCGCGCCACAACGCGAACGGCTGCACCAAGATTTTGATACCCTCATCGATCCGCTGCACCACCGCGGCCCGAATCCGCTCGAGATCATTGCAAGCGGCGGCCACGTGCTGCTCGGGGATTCCGGCCCGCACAGCCCACACCAGACGCGATGCCGGGCCGGCATCGCGAAAGGCGGCCGTGACGAGTTTTGCGGCGCGAGGTTTGAGCGGAAAATTCAGGACCTTGGTGAATTCTGGCATTTCGGCCATAAATCAGTGGATTCTACGTCCGGCTGTGCTACGCTTGCAGCGGTCTCCGAACAGAGTCCGCTGGGGCGTCCCGCCGGTCGCCTTCAGTTTTGGGGGTGGTGTATCCACCCCCATTTTTGTGATTGCATCCCGCGCGCGCCGGGCGCGCAACGCCCGCTCAGCGGCCTTGGCAATCTCCGGCTCCTCGGCAAACACCAGCACCCGCAACCAAGTGACCGGCAGCTCCTCCACACGCTCACACTCGCGGAGCCGCTCCACCGTGCTCGCGAATTTTGAGTCCGTATCGATCCGATCCTGGACCGCGCGAAACCCATGCCCCACCGTTCCATGATGGAGACCGAACAACCGCGCAATCCGCGTCAGACTCCAGCCACGGTCCCGAAGCAAAATGAACAACGTCCAGCGCGCATCCACCACCTCGGGGAACTTGCGCCGAAGAAAAAGCTGGGACGCTTGGAGACCGAAGGCATAGGCGACCCGCGATAACTGTTGCTGCGTTATCGCGTCGAGCGACAGGACTGGATTGCGCCGGTTCACACAAGTCTTCGCCAGGGTAGCGCGGGCGACTCGCCCGCTCCGTTCGGCGACTCGCCGAACGGCTCCGCTGCTCGCGGACAGGTGAGGGGACACCCCCCCACCGAAATTCTTTCAGTTGCGTTGCGGCTTCGGCCCTGAGCCCGCAGGGTTGAGCGCAGACAACACCTCGCCCTGCTCCTCATCCTGCGCATCCCGCCGCGCGCACCAATCCCGGAGCGCCTGCTCACCCGTCGCGCCCGTGGCATCCACCACATGCTTGAGCGCGAGCGACAGCCGCGTGATGACAAACATCGGGAACGGATGATGCAACGCGCCGGCCAGATGCCGATTAAATTCCTCGGTGCTCATGACGCCTCCCTGGGTAGCGCGACCGACTCGGTCGCCCTGTTCGGCGACTCGCCGAACAGCTCACCGCCCGCGCCGCCGTAGTTTGAACAGGAGGAAACAGAGGGAACAGAGACCTCCGTTATCTCCGTTTGCTCCTGTTCACCTTTGGGGGCGTTGGACGTTTCACGAGGGCCCCTTCTGACCCGACCGCCCCATTCCCGAAAATGTTTCAACCGCTCCGCGCTGCGGCAAATGTTCGAAGCGATCCCGATCTCCACAGCCAAATCCGCCGCCACTTGCGCGTGGGAAAGCCCGGAGCCGCGATCAAACCCTTTGCAGTAACCGTGCTCCTCATTCGTCGCGGCCCGCAAACAAATCAAAGCGAGACTCGAATTCCGATCGATCACCTTCAGTATGATCTGTCGATCGCTCATATCCGTGTGCGGCACCTGATACCCCTGATCGAGCAACTCATCCTCGTGCCCCTCGCAACACCCCCACTTTGTTTTTTGGAATCGTTTCATGCGGCCGTCTCCGGTTGAGGGACAGGAACAGGAGCAAACGGAGATAACAGAGAATCTGCGTTACCTCTGTTTCCTCCTGTTAGACTTTTAGGCAGGGCCAACTTCCCTTGCTGGACTAATTGCCCCACCAGCCAGATCGCGCGCTCCACGACAGCCGCCTCGAGCGGATCATAATTTTTGGGCACCGGCGCATTCCTCACGTTCGCGGCCATCCAGGTCACGAGCCAGGCCTCCGTCGTGAACCGTCTCCGGCCCACGACGATATTCGGCAACTCCCGCAGCCACGCCTGCGCGGCCCGCGCGGACATGGGGAACAGCCGGGCGAGCGCGTCGGCATCCAGCGGTTTGGCGAGCGGCGCGCCGTGAAATTGGTAGGAGAGCGGAACACTCATGCTCGGGTTTGGAGTTCACGCTTTAGCGTGTCCCTCCGGATTCTGGCCCTCGCTACTTTCAGCACTTCCAGGCGCGCTTGAAGCCATTGGCGCGCGCGCCTAACGTCCTCCGGTGCGATATTGCTCACTCCGGGACGAACTGAGCCGGCTGGAAGCGGCATGGTCAACTCGAACTCTAATTCGCGGATCAGTGCCGTGGACTGAGCAACGTTGGATGGATTTGCACGATAACTGGCGGGCATCCGTTGACGAATGCTGCCGCCACTTCGCGCGGACTGGGGAGTGGATCGTCTTGAGCGACGAGGTCGGCGCCGCAATTTACCCGCGGTTGTTTTGGGCAAAGCACACTGCCCTGCTTTTGACGATGGGAGATTGGAAACACCGCTCTGTAATCCCTTCGATGCACGGCCGCCAGGCCCGCCGCCGGTTCTTGGAATGGGTCCTGGTTGATACGTGGCACCAAGCCGGCCTCTATTGGACTTGGCTGTTTTTCCGGTAGGACTCATCGGTTCATTCACACAGTTCTCGACTGAGTTGCTTTGCCTGTTCGCGACTCAAGGAAAGGGTATTGCCATTGAAAACGGTCAGTTGGCGCGTTCCATTTTTGGAGGCGGTCACGGCATACAAAAGCCGGTCAGTAATCACTTTGCCGATCAAGGTCTTTTCCACCTGCTGGATCTCATCCTGCGGATTCATAGGCTCAAGCACGGCACCGTACGAAGATTCTTCCTCCACAACCGCGGTGGTCTGCGTGCGCACCCGGCCAAACCACCCCTCGCTCTTCGTCACCGTGACGGTGTATTTCATGGCTCAGGCTGCTTTTTTCGTGATGCAGCCCTCGCGCAGTTTTTGGAGACCGAGCCGCGCAGCCATTCGCAGGACAGACGGGAAATCCATCCCGTTCAGCTCTGCGATTTTCGAAAGCTCACGCTCGACACCCTTCTGGAAGCGGACCTGGCGAGGTAAGCCCAACTCCAGGTCGGCGTCTTCCGTGGATTTGCTTTGTTTCTTGCTCATGGTGCTATTTGTAGAAGATTGGAGAAGGTTGTCAATATTTTTCTTGAACAAGTTCAGCATTCCTGCCCTAATAGGCACCGAGATGAAAAAAAAGGAGCCCCTGGCCAATTCCCGACCAGTGCGGCTCTGGAAAGAAGATGATGCTCAAGTGGTGCGGATCGCCCAACTCTTCAAGATGACGGAACAAGAAATCATCCGACGGATCGTGGCCGCGGGCGTAGCCGCGATCAAAGAGCGGGACTACGTCGTCGAGCTGCCCTTCAAGATGAAAGTCGAGACGGCTGGCGCTAATCCCCATCGCAACGCAATCACCGTCATCGAAGATCGACCCAGAAAAGACAAACCCTGACACACAAATGAAAGATCCATTTTTCCGCAACATCGCCATCGGAGGCTTCCTCTTTTTACTCGCCGCCGGCGTACTCGGCGTTTGCGGACTGCGCACCGATGCCAAGCTAGAGCGCGCCTTTCCTACGCCCGCCCAAACGATCACTCCAGCAGTCCAATTCAGTGCACAGAAGCCGCAGCAGCCGTCGCACCCGCAGCCGTCGCACTTACCAGCGTGGATGAAGGAGGCAGCTGCGCGAGCCGAGCAAAACTTGAAGCTAGCGGCCGAAGGGAAGGTCCGAGTTGGAATGACCGATGACTCGGTTCGTCAGGCGTGGGGCGCTCCTGATAGGATTAATCGCACCAGGCTCCGTGGACTGGTTCGCGAACAATGGGTTTACCGCGACCAATATGTTTACCTAGAAAACGACGTGGTCACCTCCATCCAGACATTGAACGCTAGTAACTAGACCCGCCGAGCCGGAGCTTCGCGGCGGCGGAGCCACATGAGCGTCATACCCATTTTACGAGCCCCGGGCCTGCGCATCAGCGTCTGCCCGAATCCATCGCGCAAAGGCGGCAAAATTTACGGCGGCTGGCAAGTGCGCGAATCCGTGCGCGGCAGTTCCATCATACGCCGCACATTTTCAGCGGCCGCCACAGGCAAAGACCGCAAAGACGCGAAGGACGTGGCCCTCAAGTTCGCCCGGGACCGCGCGAAAGTTTTGATCGGGCAAGCCACACTGTTGCCCCGCGAAGACCTGTTGCGCTTCCGGGCCGCGCTGGTGAACCTATATGGAACCGGTGTGAACGTCGAACAAGCCACGGCGGAGTATGCCCTCGCCAAACGCGAGCTGGCCGGATTGCCGGCATCCCTCGTGGACGCCGCCCGCTTCTATCGCGCGCACCACCGCGGCGACTGCCAGAAAACCGTCGCCCAAGTCGTGGAGGAACTCCTCGATCGGCGCCGCAAAGAGAATGCCAGCGCCGTCCACGTGCGCGACCTGGAAAACCGCCTCACCCGGTTCGCCGGCGATCTGCAATGTCCCATTAACGCGCTGAACGCCCCCGTGATCCAGACCTGGATCGATGGCCTGAAGGACCTGAGCAATCGGACGCTGAAAAATTACCTGGCAGCCATCAGCAACCTGGTTGGGTTCGCCAAAACGAAAAGCTATTTGCCGGCCGACTGGAGCGAACTGGACCGGCTCGACAGAATCAAAGTGGGTTCACAACCCATCGAGATATTCACCCCCACAGAGATGCTGCACCTACTCCAGCATGCGAAAGACACCGTGCTGCCCGTATTGGTGCTGGGCGGCTTCGCGGGATTGCGCCCCAGTGAAACCCTCCAAATGACGTGGGAAAGAATCGACTGGCAACAGAACAGTCTCATCGCCGACGGCAAGACCGGGCCGCGTCGAGTGCCGATGGAACCGAACCTGCGCGCCTGGCTGGAGCCGTTGCGCGGCGCCGGCCCCATCGTGACCATCAGCGAAGCGGCGATCTCGAACCAGTTTACGCGGACCGTGACGCGCGCGAACAAAGCCCTCGCGCGCGAACGGATCAACCTGAACCTCGCGTGGAAACACAACGCGCCGCGCCATTCCTGCGTAAGCTACTGGTCGCGGATCCATAAGAACCCTTATGAAGTCTCGTCCTGGACGGGCCACAGCGCAGCGACGATGAAAAAATACTATTGCAACCAGACCGTGACCGACGAAGCGGCGCGGGCCTGGTTCGCGATCATGCCGGAGACAAAAGCCGTGCAACTCTCACTTTTCACGGGACTCCAGACAACGGCTGGAGCCCCGGAAAGCTGTCCGGAATTTGTCCGGAAGGAGGCCTCGTGAGTGAAAAACAAGGCGAAGGCGTAGTGCCGGTGGCGGGACTTGAACCCGCCGCCCGTTCCACGCCTACCGCCGATTCCCGCGCCAATTCGAAGGTTCACGCCGAGCCGGCACGCCCAGGGAAACCGATTTTGCCCGGAATCTGCCCGGAAATCCTGCCGGCCGAGGACCGCGCCGGCCGTGCGGCGATCGCCATCCCGATCCGGTTGCCTTCGGCTTCGGCATCCTCGCGCAGACGTCTGCGTCGATCGTCCCCTGGACTGATTTTGTCCGATCCGGGGCCTGGCTTTCCTCGCGCCCGGGCCGCGCGGATCGGGCTCCTCCTTTCCCGAACGCTGCTTAAAGAAAGGTCCGCATGAACACACACCCCCACCCCCAAACCCAACCCCAACCCCCGTCCCAAACCCCCATCAGCGCGAAGTTGAGCGAGCCCGCCAAGCTGCTCTTTTGGCTCGCCGCAAAATCCCACACGCTCGCCGATCAGTTCGGCATCGAAGTCCGCGAGGAACAATGCTTCCGCTGCGGCTCGTGCCGCGCGGACATCCCCCGCGCCGAGCAAGATTGTCCGAAGTGCGGTTCGAAAGTCGCCGTGGCCACCGGCGACGTGCGGGAGAGGATGAAGTTCCTGCCGCGGCCGCGGCCGTGGCTCACAGCGCATCAGACGCACCCGAATGAGTTGACCTTCGATCCGGATCTCTACGCCGAGACGCTCCATCAGTGCAGTGACGGCGAAAATTATATGCGGTTGTTCATCCTCAATGTGTGGAACCCGAGTTATGCGCGGACGAAAGGCTGGACGTTTGACCTGTTCGCGGCCACGCGCTTGCTCGATCAAAATAATCTGGAGGCGATCGGGGAGATCATCCGGCATCCGACCTGGCCATGAGCGGAAGGAGCAGACGCCCTCCGTGTGAATCCGTGTAATCCGTGTCCAAAAACGAAAGGTAATCCATGAATCAACTGATGAAGACCGGCGAAATAGAAACCTCAAAAACTCCAGGCCTGTCTGCCCCCCAGGCAGGCGTGCGCGGGGATGGGCAATGGACCATTGGTGATGCAGCCCAAAACACCAAACACCAAACACCAAACACCAGAGAAACTCCAAAGGTTCAAACTCCAAACTCCGATGCGGTCGCGCGCGCCGCGATGCTGCCGTCGCCGCCCGACCGGCTGAAGCCGGGACTCCAACCCAGCGCGGTCCCCGCGCCGGACAGGCTGAAGCCTGAACTCCCACTCCAGCCCAGCGCGAGTGAGAGTAAGAGCGGGCATACGACCGTCACGTGGATGCCGATCCAGGTGATCGCGCCGAGCAAGACCAATCCGCGGCGCACGTTTGATCCCGCCAAACTGAAGGAGCTCGCCGAGAGCGTGAAACTGCACGGTGTCCTGCAGCCGCTCCTCCTCCGGCCACTCGGGCCCTGGGCGAAGAACTTGATCCCGGGCGCCGAGTTGCTCGACGCCATGCGGCGGATGATGACAGGGGAGCGGAATCGGTTCGCTCCGGACGAACCGCTGTTCGAGATCGTCGTCGGCGAACGGCGCTGGCGCGCGGCGACGATGGCGGACCTGAAGGAAATCCCGGCGATCGTCCGCATCCTGGATGACAAGACCGTGCTCGAAATCCAGGTCATCGAGAATTTGCAGCGGGACGACCTCACGCCCATGGAAGAGGCCGAAGGGTACGAGCGCCTCATCAAACAGCACGGCTACACCGCCGCGCGCATCGCCGAGAAGATCAGCCTGAGCAAAGAGTATGTCTATGCGCGGGTGAAGCTGACGAATCTGTGCCCGGAGGGCCGGGCGGCGCTCGCCCAGGGCCACCTCACCACGGAGGTCGCGCTGTTGCTGGCCCGGCTGCCGACCCGGGAGCTGCAGGAGGATGTGCTCGAGGAGGAGCCGATCGCCGGCGATGACCGCAATGGGCCGATGCCGGTGAAGCGGGTGCGCGAGTTGTTGCACCGGGAATACATGCTGCACTTGAAAACGGCCGCGTGGGACCTGGCGGATGCCGCGCTCTATCCGCCGGCCGGCCCGTGCAGCTCGTGCCCCAAGCGCACGATCAACGCGCGCGAGTTGTTCCCCGATGTGGGCAACGCAGACATCTGCACGGATCCCCGCTGCTTCAGGGGGAAACGGGAGGCCTGGGGGACACGCCAGCTCGCCGCGGCGCGCCTGGCCGGGCAGGAGGTGTTCGACGGGAAGGCGGCGGAGAAATTGTTCAGCACGTATTCATGGGAGAAAAACAGGCTGAAGGACGCCCGCTTCATCGATCTCTCGGATCGATGCGAGGCGCTCGGCTACGAGCACAAGCAGCATTGGAAGGGGACGCTGGGCCAGGGCTGTCCGAAACCGATCGTGGCGCTGGATCCGGAGGGGAAGGTGCGCGAGTTGTTGCGGCGGGACGATGCGCTCAAGGCGCTCAAGCAAGCGGGTAAGAAGCCGAAGGCGGCGACGACGTCGACCCGGGCTAATGATCGCTACGCCCAAGAACAGCGCGAGCGGACGAAAAACAAACAGCGTCTGGCGTCGATCGCGCAGACGGCTGTCACGGCCGCGTTGCCCAAGGCAACGTCACTGGCGCTGGACCCGACGGCCACGCGCCACGAACAATTCTGGCGGTTGATGGCCCGGGCGGCTTATGACCGCACCGACATCGACACGCACGCCTTCATCGCCAAACGGCGCGGGCTCGCCGCGGTGCAGACCAAGGCGCGCGATGCGCTGCAGAAATGGCTCAAGGGCGATCCGAGTCCGGAAGAGTGCGAGGCGTTTGTCATCGAGTGCCTGGTGGGGGCGCGCTGGTGGGGCAGTTGGAGCTATGCGACGACGTCATTCGGCAAGGAGTTCAAGGAGTTCTGCGCGTTGGCGAAGGTGGACCTGGAATCGCTGGCCAAACAAAAGCCAACGAAGAAGACCAAAGCACACGGGCGGGTCGCCCGTGCCACCAAGTAAGCATGGGCGAGATCACGAGACATCCGTTGTGCTGGCCGGACAATGTGGCCCGCCGCGCGCCGCAGCAACGCGGGGTGCCAAAGTTCGAGCCGAAAACTCTGCCGTTTTCCATTGGCTTCGTTCTGGCGGAGATCAATCGGCTGAACAATCGGCCGCATGACGCGGAGGACGATCGCGTGATCATCTCGCTCAACGTGCCGTTCAAGAAATCGGGCGGACGAATTGATGGGCCTGAACCGAAGGACCCGGCGGCCGCCGTTTATTTCAAACTGGATTTCATGCTGTCGGGAAAGAGGGTCGAGCGCCACGTGGTCCTCACGTGCGATCGCTGGATCAAGGTGTCGTGGAATCTCTACGCGATCGGGAAGGACATCGAGGCGCAGCGCGCACGGGAGCGTTGGGGTTGCACGAACATCGAGCAATCCTTCCGCGGTTACCTGGCCATTCCCGAGCGGACCGGCGGCGGCGCCTGGTGGGATATCCTGAAGGTGAATCCGGACGCCGGGCAAAAGGAAATTGAGACGGCGTTCAATCGGCTGGCCAAGGTCACGCATCCGGACGTGGGCGGCGATCACGAATCCTGGGTCCGGCTCAAAGAGGCCTACGACCAGGCGCTGGCGAGGTTCAAGTGAATCCGCTTTGGTCAAAGGCCGACGTCGCGGCGGAGCGCGAGTATCGCTTCACCGAACGGCTCGGGCTGTTGTGCGGAGCGGACGCGGTCCCGCTCCACCACTTCGCCGTCGAGCTCGCCGGCGCCGAGGTCCGGGCATGGGAACGGGAGATGGCGTTTGCGCCGGCTACTCCGGACCAAAAATCGGGGCAGATGACGATGCTGTGAGACGCGGATTACACGGATGAACACGGACTACAGGCATCAGGTGCACACGGGCAATGCGCTCGTGGACGCTTTTTTTGCGGAACTGGACGCGCGCCTGGCGCCAGGCGACACGCGCGTGAGTGACGCGCAAAAGATCCTGCTCCGCAAAGCGCGGCCGGAATTGGCGCGGGCCGCCCTGGCGGATCCGGATAATTTCGCGCGCGAGTTCGGCGAGGCGATGCGGAGCCTGCAGGGGTTGGGCTGGGGGTAATGAAACCCACTCTCCATCACGATAATTATGTGTTGACAATATCCCCCAATCTACGAAACTGTCCCTGTCAGATGAAACTGACAATCGCCCCGGCGAATCCGGGAACAGACAACACTGAGACAAAATGAAATTCAAACTTCTTACCGAACAAGCCCAGGACTGGACAGGCAAAGCCACGCCTGGCGCATGGAAACAGGCCGTGTCCTATCACGTCGAAGCAGCCGACGCAACCGCCGCACTGGCCATTTTCCGGCGTCAGATTCTCTGGCTGACTCCTGAAATGAATCTGCGGTGCGAGCCGGCGACCGGGCCCAGCCTCGGTGCTCAACTCTGGGAACCCTGTCAGCAGTGCGGTCAGGAGCCAAGCTACGCCCAGGCCAATGGCCATTTCTGCGCTGCATGTGCTGCGAAACACGACCATCCACGCATCTCAACCAGAATCCCTTATCACTCGGTGGAACCCGACGAAAATGACTAAATCAGAAATCTGGCGCCAGGCGCTCCGTGTGGCGATCAAATGTGAAAACGCCAACGCGGTCGAAATTTCTACCGCAATGGAGGCGATCGGCAAACGTTCGCCGATTGTTGAAGTGCGGGTTGCCCGCGCTCTTAGCAAGGCGATGGCGTATGGCGGCATGGATCGTCTCAGCGAGGACGAAAAACAACTACTGATCGAAACCGTGGAGGACCTCAACAACCCCGCTGGCCGTCTGCCGACGGGAGATACCCCCGCTGGCGGACACATTCACTTGCGCGTTACGATGGAACGCAAAAACCGCTACGTGCGCGCAGCCAGGAAACGCAAAATGAAACTGAGCGAATGGATGACGGAGACGTGCGACAACGCTCGAAGTGAACCACGACGGACCACTGACCTATGAATGACCCGAACCCTACGGCAAAACTCGCGGGCAATCCCGGCGTTGGTTCCAGTGAGATTGTTCGGCGGCGCCGGTCGCAAGGCGAACTGATCAATGGACTGAAGCAGTTCATGGCCGGCGAAACGTATCGCACATTGGATGCTATCGAGCAATCCCGGCTCAACCGCGTGCTCGATGCGATGACGCGAAAGGCTCGCCACGCAGGCCTGAAGCCGCCGACCAAGCTCAGCGACCGGAGGCGAAATGAGACACGAGATATTTGATGAACGGGGCGCGTTGTCCTACAAAGTGAACGATGGACAACCGGAGAGCAAGCCTCCGGTTCGTCTGCAGCGCGTGGTTCTGCCGCAACCGGACGAACCGTGTCCTCTGTGCGAAGCTAAGGGCCGTCGCATAATTCTGACTTTTGAATACGATCCGCAGTACATCGAAGTTGAGTGCTGTGATTGTCTGGGAACAGGACGTCGCCCGGTGCGGCAGAACGACCAAGCTCAGCGACCGGGACGCTGAGCTAAGCATTAAACCCGCGGCGAAACCCGGTTCGCTGCAGCGCATGGTTAGGACATTATGAAATCAAACTTCTCGCTCTGGGGACCGCAAGAGATCAATGGGGTCAGGCGGTGGGGTGTGAACGAAAAGCGACTCGGCGGAACCTATACAGCCGGGCCGCACAATGGTTTTGATAACCGGGCCGATGCGGTCCGACTGCTGGCGGAAAAACGGCAAGAGGAACGCGACCGAGAGGAAGAACTTGCATACTCAAGAGCCAATCGCGCGAGGTCCTAACGATAAAGCTGACCGACCCGGATGAGCGCCGCCCAAACTCTGCTATTTCCAGAAGCCGCTGACCGGCGCTCATCCGGGTTCGGTCCAGCGCCTTGTTCGGCTTCTGTGCTGGACGCTTGCTGCGGGAGTCGGATGTTCTGGTTCGACCGCAAAGACCCGCGCGCGCTGTTCGTGGACATCCGCCGCGAAACCTATCTGGCCGCTGACTGCTCGGTGAAAAACGGTGAGCGTGAAATAGTCGTCAATCCCGACATCCTAGCCGATTTCACGGCGCTCCCGTTTCCAGACAATCACTTCTGGCACGTCATCTTCGACCCGCCGCACATCCAGAGAAACGGCGACACGAGCTGGATTCTCAAAAAATATGGAGTGCTCCGTGGAAACTGGCGCGAGATGATAAGCAAGGGCTTCGGTGAATGCTTCCGCGTCCTACGTCCGAACGGCACGCTTGTTTTCAAGTGGAACGAGGACGAGGTGAGCGTGAAAGAAATCCTCGCGCTGACTGCCGAAAAGCCGCTCTACGGCAGCCGCTACGGGAAGCACTTCAAATCACACTGGATCGTGTTCCAGAAGCCGAACGCAAAGCTCACCGACGCCGGGCCAGAGACGCTATGACTTCAACTCAAAACGCATCCCCGGCGTTCGGTGCAGCGCAATGTTCTACCGCGCACATTGTCGCTCTCTCCGGCGGCAAGGACTCGACCGCTATGGCTCTCCGACTTGCTGAGTCTGAACCACGCGACTACAGCTACGTCGTGACGCCAACAGGCCAAGAACTGCCGGAAATGCAGGAGCATTGGAAGCGGCTGTCGTGTCTGCTTGGTAGGAAACTCGTGAAACTCCAAGGGCCAACGATGGAAGAACTGGTGATGAAATGGAACGCGCTTCCGAACTGGCGAATGCGTTGGTGTACCAAGGAGATCAAAATTAAGCCCTTCATGTCGTATGTCTCGGCGATGGTGCCAGCGGTCGTTTACATTGGATTGCGCGCCGATGAAGTCGGGGAAGACGCACGAGAAGGAACAAACTGGAAGGGTGTCGAGGGAGTAACGCAAGACTCCCCTCTCGTCCGATGGGGCTGGGGTATCTCTCGCGTGATCCAATATCTCAGTGACTGCGGCGTTGCCATTCCAGAGCGCACCGATTGCGATATGTGCTTTTTCCAACGAGTGTCCGAATGGTGGCGGCTCTGGCATCTGCACCGGGAGAGATTCGAGAAAGCGGCAGAATGGGAAACAATAACCGGCCACACGTTGCGAACCGAGAAGCCTGGTCCGTGGCCAACCAGCCTGCGCGAACTTGGAAAACGATTTGAGGCGGGATACGTCCCCAAGGGCGCAGACCAGCTAAACATGCGATTCGACATTGCGGAGCGGAAAACCATGTGTGCCTGGTGTGCGCGGTAGAACGCTCCGGATCAGCGACCCGGCGCATCGCGGCCATGACTTCGACCGAGACGGCTCCGCCGGGTTCGCTGCATCCGGTGGTTGGGCGGACAACATTGCAAAGACTGACCTATGCCTTACGAGGGTAACGCAAGCGACGGGAAACATTACTGGCTCACACCTCCGGATCTCATGGAGATGTTGCGAGCGGAGTTCGCATTCGACTTTGACCCGTGCCCGTATCCCAGGCCGGACGGATTCGACGGGCTGACTGTCGAATGGGGGCAATCAAATTTCGTGAACCCGCCTTTCAAGGGGCCAACCGCATGGGTGCGGAAAGCCATTGCCGAGCGGCAGAAAGGCAAGCGCGTCGTGTTCGTGTTTCCGGTGGACAAATGGGTGCTGATGATGCTCGAAGCGGGCGCGAGGGTGCGCAATCTCCGGGACGTGCGTTGGTGCTCAATTGAAGATGGGCAACCGGGAAAAGGAACTGGGCGACATATCGCTTGCTTCGTTCTGGATCCAGCAAGCGAGAGTCCGCCCAACACTAGAATATGAGTAGCCGCGTACAGTCCGGAAAATTATTTGCCAATCGCAAGGCTCGACGCGAACGGATGTTGCGGAAATTGGCGAACATGCGCGCAGCAAAAGCTCGGCTCCGACAGGAACGGATTGCCGCCGGCTTGCTCGATCGCGAACCGAAACTGGTGCGCTGGTTCCCGCTCGAACTCGGCGTGCGCGACAAGGCCTCCGGCGAGGTCGCCTGGACGGACCTGCGCTCGATCCGCGACGCCGCCCGCCGGCTGGGCGTCGTGTTGAAATTTTATCAGCCCGGCCTGCCTGCGCCGCCTCCTGTTCCCTCTGTTCAAAAGCCCCGCTGGGGCTACACTGCGCCGGACGGGGCGCTGCTCTGAGCGGAGGTCACGCGACTTCCTCCGCGCTCGGAGGGCGTCCGCAAATGCGCGCGGGTGACAGCCGCACAAACCAAAAAGCCCTGCTGACGCGGTGCTGGAGGTCGTGGACCCCCGCGCGCGCACAACCTTACGGGTGGCACAGGCGACTCGCCTGTTATCATCGGCGACTCGCCGATGATTTGTGGCGCGTGCGGTGCCTCATGCTTTTGGGCGAGTCGCCCAAAAGATCGGGCGGGTCGCCCGATCTACCCTCAATACTTCGTGGTATCGTCCGGGAGGCCGTGGAGGATCAGCGCCGCCAGAAAACCAAACGCGATGATTGCGGGGATGATCCAGGCTTCGTTCATTGGGTGAGGTAGAAAAGCAGGAGGCACACTATCCAGTTGCGCAGGCGCATTTGGCGGGCTGTGTATTCGATCAGGTCCCGCGGGTCGTAGGGGCGGAGGGTGGGCAGTTTAATTTTTACAGGAGGAAACAGAGAGAACGGAGATCGAGCCTCTGTTGGCTCCGTTTGCTCCTGTTCAGATTCTCCGGTCATTTGGCGGCGTCGTCCTCGATCGGGGGCAATGGGCTTTGCTTCAAGTAACTCATCGCGCCAAAAAATCCGGAGGCCAGGAACACGGCGATGAGTTGCTTGAGGTCGAGCGCGGCGATCGGCACACCCACGGAATCGGCCAGCGCAATGCCCGCGCCGGCCGTCACGGCCGTCGCGCCGCCGGTGATGAAGTGCGCCAGCAATGCGCGCAGCCAGTCGCGGGTGGATTTGGGGAGGGCCATAGTGCAGTGATCAGTAATCAGTGGGGGCAGTGATCAGTGGGGAACGGCGCTGAGGATCGCGGCGACGTGCCGGAGGATCTCCACGGTGTTCGTGCTCGAGCTGTTCTCGGTCAGGCCGGCCAGCGTCAGGCCCTGGGTTTTGTCCGTGGTGCTGGCGCGGAGTTTGGCCAGGTCCGAGTGCGCATCCCAAAAAGTGGTCACGGCGATTTTGGTGACGCGCTGCGTCCCGTCGGGCGCGGTCTCCACCTGGCGACTCGAGAGATGCGCGCAGCCGCTTGCGGCCGCGAACAGGCTCAAGAGACACAAAAGAGAAGTTCGCTTCATCAGGATTGGGGGGGAGTCAACAGAGGGGTTCCTGGCGCGGTGGCTCCGGTCGTTTCGGTCCCGCGCCAGGTGCGTCCGCTGAAACGCCAGCGGATCTGATTTTTAACCGCAGAGAACGCAGAGAGCGGACCGCCTAAAGGCGGAACGCCAACTTCTTTGCGTTCTTTGCGGCTATTCCTCCCGGTCGGATTGGCCGCGACGCCAGGCGTTAATCAACTTCACGGCGGTGTAGGCGATCATCACGAGGTACAGGATGAACTGCAAAAACTCGTTCACGCCGGCGAGGCTCGCGCTGATGGCGCCAATCGCGCCGGTAAACACTTTCAACGGCTCGGGGGTGGCGTGGATGGCGGCGGCAATGGACATTTACATTTCCGCCAAACGGGGAGCGTCAACGCATCGGAGCAGAGTTCTCGGCGGGTCGCCGAGAAGGACAGGCGAGTCGCCTGTGCTACCCTTACTGCACATCCGCGTCCACCTCGAATCGGGTCGCTCCGACCACCCAGGTGACGCTTGCGTGATTGGTTTTGGTCGCGGTGAGGCCATTGTAAATCCGGCCGGTAATTCCACCCGAGGCCACATCGATGCTGTAGGTCGTGGACGCGCCTGTGACTAGAATGCAGTCGCGCAAAATAATTTTCGGAGTGCCGCTAACTCTGGAGAGGCAACTGTACCCGGCGGTGTTGCTGACGTTTTCAACGCGCACATGGTCCAGGGTGATTTTGCCGGTGCCATCGACTCGAATGACAGCATCGAAGGCGCCTTCGATGGTGCCGTTGCGCAATTTGGTGTAGCCAGTCGCGTTGTAGGTTTGCAGGGCCTGGACGCTGGTGGAGTAGCTCTTGATGGTTTTGAATTCCAGGTCGATGGAGGAATCGTATTGGAGATAGACGGCCGAAAAGTTTCCGCCTTGCTGGAAATTGCCGTCACCGGTGACCTGGCAGGTGACCGCGGCGGCGACTGTGGTGGTGTCATCGAAGATGCCCACGGACGAGGAGCTGTTGGTCACCATCGCGCCGATGAAAAAGTGATAGTTGACGCCGTCTTTGAGCAGGTCGTTTTCGGGGTAGGTCCCGGGCAAAACAAAAATGGTGTCGCCCGCGGCGGCGGCGGTCTTGGCGGCTGTAATGGTTTGGAAACTGGTCGTGATGCTGCCACGCGCGCCGGTGCCGTCGTTGCCGTTGACCGCATCGACGAACACACCGTTTCCGCCCCAGAGTGCGCCGCTGGCGTTCACGACGATGCTCGTGGAACTAATTCCGAGTGTGACACCGGTGCCGGCTTCAATCTGGCGGAACCGCAGGTCGGCGCCGCTCTTATCCGAAAACCACGGTTTCACGGTCGCGTTGCTCGAGCCGAGGTTGCTGGCGGTGTTGATCTCGCCGGTGGCGTTCACCACGACACTGGTCGTAGTAATGCCCAGGGTTGTCCCTGTGCCGGCCTCGAGCTGGCGGAAGCGCAGGTCCGCGCCGGTTTTGTCGGAGAACACGGGTTTCACGGTCGCGTTGCTCGAGCCGAGGTTGCTGGCGGTGTTGATCTCGCCACTGGCGCTGACGACGATGGAGGTGGATGTCATCGAGAGCCCCGCGCCGGTGCCCGCTTCGAGCGAAAAAAGGCGCAAGGCGCCGCCGGCGATGTCGCTGAAGATAGGTTTTACGGTGGCATTAGAGGAGCCGAGGTTCGCGCCGCCGGTGACAGCGCTGCCGCCGCTGGAATAGACGAAGAGGTTTGTCCCGCCGCGCGAGATGATGGCCGCGGCGCCGTAGTTCGCGCCGATCAGAAAGTTGGTTGCACCGTTGATGCGATCGCCGGCGGCTGGCTCGATGCTGATATTATAGCTGCCGGCGGACCCGGCCTGGTCGTGGACGAGCCAGAGTTGATTCGAGCTTGAGGCCGCGCTCGGCAGGGTGAGCGCGACGGCGTTGGTGGGAATGACGGCCAGGAAATAATCGTTGGTAGTCACGGTGCCGCTGGCGGTGACTGTGCGGGTGGCGATTTTCTCCGGGCCAGCAAAAGTGAACGCGCCGGCAAACGTTGGGCTCCGGAGAGTCCAGTTTGTGAACGCGCGCGAGGTTGAGTAATCGTTCAGCCCCGTGAGGAGTTGCTCGACGATGCTTGCGCGCACACCGCTGTCTTCCGCGGAGATCGGCACGCGCACCACGGTCTGCACGGTGCCGACCGTTTGCGTCGAGTAAGTGACTTTGCCCCAGTTCGTCGGGGAGAGCGTGATGACTAGCGCCGTGTCGTTCGTCGCGCGAAAGGTGACGTTGGTCCCGCCGCTGGTGGTCATGCTCGGGATCCCCGTGAATGGATAAGCGCCGGCCTGGCCGACCAGGGAGAGCAGGATCGTCGCGGCGCTGTCGTTGGTCCGGACGCGGATCTGGGTCGCGGCGCTGGCGACGGAGTTGGTGAATGTCCGGACGTCGCCGTTCAGCGTGTATTTCTGGCCGCTGGTGGCGTTGGTGAGCGCGGGGGCGTTTGTGATGGTGATCGTCGCGCTGATTACCGTGCCGGCGTGGACCTGGGAAAACCACGAATGGACACTAATGAACACGAATAAAGAGATTATTCTTAACCACGGATGAACACGGATGGACACGGATGGGGAGACAGGCTGGAAGCCTGTGCCACTCTGGGTTTTTAACCGCAGAGAACGCAAAGAACGCAGAGGGAGTCTCCGTAATCCGTAAAATCTGTGTCTCCGATTAGTGTTCATTCGTGTGAATTCGTGGTGAAGCATTAAGTGATTCGGACGGTTTTAAAGGTGCCGTCGGTGTCCGGATAGAGCGCGTAGGTGATGGATCCGTTCTGCAGGATCAGCGGGTTGCCGGCGGAGCAGGGGATGATGCGTTGAAGGAACATCGCGTTGGCGGCTTCGGCGCTGAGCGGCGTCGGAAGCGCCGGCTCTTCAAGCCCGCCGTCTTTGATGACGGCCGCTTGGACTTTCACGAGTCGCGAGAGGACTGTGCGCGGCAGGCCGCCGTCGAGCAACTTCACTTCGAAATAAGCGTCGGCCTGGGAATTGGACCCGAGCAAGGTCGCGATCGCCGCCGTGTTCATCGGCAGGTCCGCGGCGAAATAGGGGTCGGCCAGATCGTCGCTCGCGGTCCAGGTGAATTGCTGGGTGTAGAGGAGTGAGGTATTGCCAACCTTCCGACCCAGGGCGACTTCGAGAGTGATGCCCGCAACGGGGATGGGCGTGTAACTGGACACGCGCGAGTAGCCGGCCAGCAAATAAACGCGGAGCGCGAGCGTGTCTTCCTGCACGAACGCCGGCAGGTCCACAATGGAGGAATCGTCCGCGCCGGCAACCGGCAGGCTGCGGTCGGTATCGATGTAGAGTCGGTGAAAGGGCATTACGGGAATGGAGGGAGGTCAACGGCTAGATCATGCTGGCGACGCCTTCGGGGAGTAGGTCGTCCGGGTCTTCGAAACGGAAGTACGCCATCGGTTGCCGGCTGATCGCGCCGAGCACGCCCGGCCACCCGATGCCAGCGCCGGCGTTCCAATCCGCGGCGCGCTCGGCGCCGGTCCAGACGTAATCGTGCCAGAGGCCGTATTCGTCGAAGCCGTAATCGAAATTATTCCAGGGCGTGTTTTCGCCGACCTGCAGGCCCTGGGTCGAACCAGCGGGGATCGGCGCGGTGAGGGTGGCGGTGACAGGCGTCAGGTTGTCCAGTTGCAGACCGATTTCCAAAGTGTCTTCGTCATACCAAACGATTGTGCGATGCCAGGTGTCCTCGGTCATCTCGATGAGCGGGCCCACGATGCCGCCTGTGGGCAGACCAATCGTTGAACCGCCTCGCGTTTCCGGGCTCTGGAAAAAGTGGAAGGAGACTTCCTCGAAGGCGGCGCCGGTCCAGACGCCGAAGCGGATGGTGGGGATATCCACGATCGTCGCCAGGCCCACCGGCGCCGCGACGGCGCGGCTGTTCATGTTCGGCTGAACGAAATAGGTGGAGTCGTAGGCGGTCCGGAATTGGCCGTGGATACTCGAGCCCAAGGCCAAGGCATCCGGTTCCCTGCCAGCGCGCCACCAGTAACGGATCGTGAAGGATTTTCGGCCCCAGCCCTCGTCCGGGTCGCCGCCCATCTGCATTCCCCAACGGAAGCTCGGCAGTGGAAAGCTCGGGCTGAACGCATAGAACTGAATCGAGTCGCCGCTGATGCCGGCGGGGAAATTGATCGCTTCCACGATGTCTGGAAACCCGCTGATGTCGCCGGCGGAGTCGCCGTAAAAAGGATGTAGGAACAACGCGTTTCGCCCGCGGGCGTTGAAACCGGAATCGCGGAAGGCGTTGCCGGCCGAGTCGAAGGAATTGAAATCGAAGGGCATGATCGATTAACCGCAAAGAACGCAAAGAGAGGATCTCCTGTCTCTCTCTGCGTTCTCTGCGTTCTTTGCGGTAAAAAGTCCCATTCCTCAAATCACGTCTTCGCCCAGGCCCAGCCGTCGTTGAGCGCGAGCAGGGTGATGTCGGTTGTGCCGCTCTCGGGATCTTCCGGGTCCGTGGGACGGGTGATGCCCAGGCCGGAACAACTCATCGCGTAAATGATGGTCGGGCTGATGGTCTCGGTGGTCACCGGGCCGTCTTCGGGCTCGTCCAGGATCGCCGGGACAAAACGCGGGATGATCGTTTGGTTCTGCGTGGTCCAGTTGCTGTCGTCCGGGTCGGTCTGATCGGTCGCGATTCGGAACGTGGCGCTCTTGTATTCGAAGCTGAGAAATTTAGCGTCGCTGCTGAACGTCGCGCCGTCCCAACTCTCGACCACGATATCGTAGGTGATCTCGTCCCCGGTGCCGATGTTGCCTGGGTTGTCTGCGTTTAGCACGGCGCGGTCGAACGGGCTTTGGCGCAGGTTAAAGGGTTTGGCAATGTAAACGTCGCTCGCGCCGATGGCGTTCTCGATGGTCGGATCTTCCGGGTCGCTGGTATCAATGGATACGCCGAGCGTGCGGCAGATGAAGTAATCGCCGGCGCTGGCGTCGGTGAGGAGGTATTGTTTGACGCGCGAGCCGGCTTCGCTGGATCCGCTTGACAGCGCTTCCACCATCATGCCGCGCGCGGTGCGCGTGACGCGGATGCCGGGGCCGGCGAACACTTCGTGCTGCCCGCGCGCGAGCCGGTCCCAGACCCATTGATAAAAACGGGCGCGGGCGCTGGAGCCGATGGGGCGGTTGGGGATGAAGCCAATCACACTTCAGTGGAGTAACAACCACGAATGGACACTAATGGACACAAATAGGGGACCGGCAGGACCTGCAGGGACGCCCGCGCTCCCAGATTCGGACATTCGTGTTTATTTGTGTTCATTCGTGGTTGGAAATCATTCGGGCAGGGCGGTGATCTGGCCTGGGTACAGAATGGGCGGCCAGGAACCGAGGCGCCACTCGATGGAAATCTCCGTGCGATTGTTGCCGATGAACGTGCGGCCCGTCCCGATGCGGCGCCAGCCCCACTTCGCCAACCTCCCGTCATTCGCGCCATTGACCGCGATGTCGCCCATCAAATCCGCCATGAGTGAATCGGGCGAAACGCCCGGGACCGCGCCGGCGTAAAGAAATGGCACGCTGATCGCCGCGCGCGCGGAATAAAAGGTGATCTCGAAACTAGTCGTGCCATGGATCATCAGGTCGAGCAAAACCTTTTCATTGCTGTCGGGCGGGAACAAACCGTCCTCGGCGGTGAAATCCGCGTAGGTCTGCGCCAGGCCATCGAGCAGCGGATCTTCGTCCACGCCTTCGGTCCGGCTCTTGGTAATCATTTTGATGGCCGCGTCGATCTGGGCCACCATGACCGGCCCAAGCGCGATCGCCGCCGGGCTTTTACGGATATCTTCCTGATAATCGTTGGTGAACAGTTGCCATGTGGACGTCGTTTTTTCCGGGATGCCCGCGCCGGTTGCGGCGCCGGTGGTGGTCGCAATGAGCCGGGATTTGCAGGCGTTCGCGGTCCAATCCACCTGCATCCCGGCGGCGATGCTCTGTTGCGCGAGACCAGCGAGGTTGTCGCCGGCGGATTCGTATTCCTGCGTGACGGTGTAGCCCTTGGTCGGATCGTAGCGGGTGCTCAGCTTAGTCCGGACGGGTTGCAGCGTGCCGTTGATTCTCGGTTGGGGCATTTGCTAGTTGGTGTTCAGGGGTTGATGGCCTGGAAACCGGATCGAAGTTTTATGGAGTGCGGTGGCAAGCGTAGCGGCGACACCGCTTTGGCGCTGCGCGCGGGCGGGCCTGAGCAAAAGCGGTGTCGCCGCTGCGCTCTGCCACCGCACTCCAAAAGGGGACTTCACGAGAATTGCGTGTCGTCCACGGAAGCGCGCGAGATCGCGGTGAGGCGGACGATTCCTTTTTTGATCTCGGCCAGGTGTTGCTCGGATTTTTTTTGCACATCCAGCGCGGCCACCTCCGGCCCGGCCGCCAGCGCGCCCATGCCCACGAAAAACCCGGAGCGCGCCAGGGAGTTCACCTGCATCTCGCCCGGTTTGAAGGGCATTTTGTCCTGGGCGTCTTTTGCCGCTTGGGCGGCGGAGCGTTCGGCTTCTTTCGCGGCTCGCGCGGCTTCGCGTTCGTCTTCCTTTTCCTGAAGTGCGAGCTGCTGATCAGCGATCTTTTGCTCGCGTTCGGCTTTCTTATCAGGTTTCTCGTCTTCGTCACTGCCGGCGTGCATCCGGCCTTGTTTCAGCCGGTCCGCTTTAGCTCTATCCGCGTCTTCCCTGGCTGCGGCTTCCGCCACGCTGCCCTGGAACATTTGCGCGGCATTCTCTTTTCCGGCACTTAAAGCATCCGCCAGCGATGTGGATGGGTCGCTCCGAATCTTTTCAACCACGCCAGTGACGAATCCCATTCCGACACCAGCCGCAGTGTTTAAGCCTCGCCATAACCCGTCGAACAAAGACGCAACACCCGCGATGGCTGGCGCGAGCCCGCTGATGAGTTCGGCTTTCATTCGCCCGAACGCATCGGTGGCTTTGTCGAGTAACGCGATGTCTTCCGGGCTGATGAGCGGCGCTTCGTCCAGCAAGTCCGTCAGCCCGTCTCGGAACGCGGCGGACAATTCTCCGGCGGCCTTGCCTCCGACAGCTCGCAGCGATTCGATCAACGCCTGCGGATCGCCTATCTCGTACGCCTTGGAGATCGCCGCCCCGATGTCGTTTGTCCGCATCGAGGCCAGTTGCTTGACGGACAGGCCCAGCTTCTCGTAGTGCGCGATCAACTCCGGGTTTCCGCGCAGCGCTTTGTCCCGGCTGATGGCCAGCTTTTCGAAGAATGGAACCGCAGCGTCAATCGAGCTGCCATTTTGTTTGAGCGCATAATCCCACTCCTGCACTGCCGTTGTGGAAATGCCGAGGCGATTGGACAGGTCCTGGACTTTGCTTGCGTATTCAGCCGTCCTGCGAACCGTCTCCTCGATTGCACCCAAGGCCACCAAACCTTTGAGTTTGCCGGTGAGTTCGTTGCCGAGCGCGGACCCGATGCTTTCACCGGATTTCTTCGCGTGGCTCTTGGCTTCCTGCATCCCGCTGATGAAGGGGGCGATATTCGCGCCGATGCTGGCTATGAGGGAGGGCATGGGTCAGTAATCAGTAATCAGTAATCAGTCGGTCAGTCGGTCAGTGATCAGTCATCGGTGAACTGCCGCGCTGTTTGCGGAGGGCTTCCATTTTCGACACGAAGGCGTCGTGTTGCGCGTCGCGTTCGCCGTAGATGTCCAGGCCGCCTTCTTCTTCCCAGTGCGCGGCCCAGCGCATTTTGGCCAGGCCAAACGGGTAATCCCACGCCGCCGCTTCGCTCAGCTTCAACGCGGTCATGAGCCATTGTTGCAGGCGCAGGACGAAGGGCGTGCCGGGAAAGCGCGTGGCGGAGACGCCGTCCGGGCGGGGAATGTCAGACAGGGGAAATTCGAGCGCGCCTTCCAACAGGTAACCGCGGAACTTTGCCAGCTCCTGTTCCCAATAAGGATTTTCAAACCGCGGAATACGCGGAATACGCGGAAGGGGGTCTGTTTCTTTTTTCTGCGTGGTCAGCGTATTCTGCGGTTTAGACTCTTTTGCCACGCGGCGGCGCCAGAGCCAGAGTTTGATGGGCAACAGCCAGTCGCGGCGCTGCGCGAGGTTCTCTTCCCAGGTCTGGCAACAGATCAGGACGGCAGCGGGAAGTTGGGAGATGGGAGATGGCGACGCAGACGTCTGCGTGCCGGGGTCGGTGGCCAGGGCGAGGAGATCCTCGCGGGTGAGCCAGAGCAGGTGGCCCAGGGAAAAGGGCCGCAGGAGCAGGCCCAGGCAGACGGTCGGAGCGGGCAGAGCCGCCCTCGCAAGAACGGCTTCGTGCATAGGGACTCTAAGTCGAACAGGAGGCAACAGAGGGAACGGAGAGACTGAAAATTCGACCTCCGTTCACTCCGTTAGCTCCTGTTGAATCTTCCAAAATCACACTTCGATCGCGGCCACCAGCAGGTTCACGTTGTCCGTGTCCTTGCAGGCGAACCAGGTCACGCTGATCGCGAGGAATTGCGCGCCGCCGCCCGGCGTCAATTTGTGCATGGCGTTGCCGGAGTTGGTCGGGTTCGCCGTGCCGATATACACCGTGTTCTTGGTGTTGTAATCGGCCTCGCTGGCATAGCCCGCCTTCTCCTCGGTGGTGAGGGTGGACCATTTCGGATTGAGATTTTTGAAGGCGACATGCGCCGGCGCACTGACGTCGCCAAAGGTCAACGCTTCGCTGACGCCCTGGATGACCTGGACGTTTTCGATCGCTTGCTCGCCCGTTTGATCGAGGGTCTCGTCCACGTTTACCACGATCTCCGCGCCGCCTTTGCTCCAGGAGAGCTTGGTTGTCTTTTTGATTTCTTTGGACATGTTTGAAAGGTCTTGGTGCTTTAGCTCGAGACGGTGGTGGTGAGGGAGGCGTTCTGATCTTCGTCCGCGTATTGGCGGATCTTAAAGCTCATCTTCCCTTGCTTGTGGGAGAGGTCGATGGATTGGTCGCCGACGTAAACGTAATCGCCGTTGAACGTGTCCACGGCGCAATGCGCGATCGTCACTTTGGCCAGCGGCTCGAGAAAGGCGACGGTGGCTTCCGCCGCGGCGCGCGTGGCGCCGGCGGGCGTCCAGGCGATGTCCAGCTCGGTGTAGGGGTTGGTGGCGATCAGGGAACGATCGAACCCGATCTCATCTTCGATGGCGTCCAGCTTGAATTTGTGCTGGCCTTTCATGCTGTCGACGATGAAGGAGGCGTAACCCTCGATGGTGATGGGGGTGCCGTCGTTGCGGATGCCGTGCAGGAGCGCGAGACCGTTTTGTACTTCTTGTGACATTCTGCGAATAGCCGGGGGTCAACGCGGGGCGAGACACGGATGTGGAGTGCGGTGGCAGAGCGCAGCGGCGACACCGCTTTGGCTCAGGCCTAATGACCACCTCCAAAAAGCGGCGTGGCGCTTCGCTTCCCGCCGCACTCCAAAAGATCTCAACCATCAACTAACATTACTGGGGCAGACGACCAGCTTGAGGTTGAGCGTGTCCACCCACACGTTGCCTTTGGAGTCGAAGCCGGCTTCGGGACCGTCCACGGTCACGGCCTGGCAGGTGAAGTCCGCCAGGTCCTCGTCGCCGATCGCTGAGCTGGCGCGCGCGGCCGCCGTGATGGCGTCCGCCAGCTTGTCGCTCGCGGTATCCAACCCGGCAAAGAAGAGGTCGAACGTTTTTCCCACGCGCTCTTCGCTCGCGGCTTTGGGCGCGTCCGGATCTTCGTCCACGTCCACGGCCGGCACGGTCTTGATCAGGATGGCCGCGGTGACTTCGTACACGCCGGAATACGGCGGGTCCTGCACGGCGCGCTCGGAATAACACACGGTGCAGGGCACCGCTTTGTCCGCGGATCGTTTGGCGGGGTAAACGTCGTCGATCGTGCCGGCGTCTTCGGACACCAGATAGGCGACCAGGGCGCGATCGGTTTTGGAAAGGATGTTGTGAGACATGTGGGCAGTGATCAGTAATCAGTAATCAGTGGTCAGTAATCAGTGATCAGTCGTCAGTGGGGCGGCGTCGGCGGCGGCGGCGGGTCAGCGTGAGGGATTCGCGGCAGAGCGCGACCCATAACACCAGGCTGAGGTATGCCACTGTGCCGAGGATGATCCAGATACTGTCCATTTGGGCAGTATTCAGTGGTCAGTGCTGTTCGGCGAGTCGCCGAACAGGACGGGCGAGTCGCCCGTGCCACCCAGGAGTTTGCGGACCATGGCGAGCCGGTCGGCGGGGGAGGCGTTCGGGAAAAACTTCGCGGCGTAGAGATCGAGGTCCTCGGCGGTGAGCGTGGGTCGCGCTGCGGCATGCGGACCGTCCGGGTGGTAGGCGCTCATTTCAGTCAGTAATCAGTGTTCAGTAATCAGTAATCAGTGATCAGTGGTCAGTGGTCTGATCTGATTACTGCCCACTGATAACTGATCACTCGGCTGCTGCTGCTCAGACCAGCGGCTTAAACTTTTTCACGGGCACGTCGCGCTTGAACTGCGCGTGGGTCTCCGGCTGCGCGAGCTGAAAGGCGCCTTCGTCGAATTTGTTCATCTTACCGATTTCGATCAGGGCCACGCCTTCGATGCTGATCAGTTCGCCGATGGCGAGCGTTTCGATGTCGGTTTCGCGTTCGGTCTTGAGCCAGTCCGCTAGAGCGGCTTTGCCGGCTTCGACCATCTTTTTTGCGGCCGCAAACATGCCGTTGCCGGATTTGATGGCGAGAGCGGCGCGACGGAGGGATTCGGCGGCGGTGGGATCGGTTACTTTGAAGGTCTTCATTTTTGCGGTTTTCGATTTGCGCTTTGCGCGTTCACCGAACGGGCGGGGTCAACTCTCTATGGAGTGCGGTGGCAGAGCGTAGCGGCGACACCGCTTTGGCAATGCGCTCGGGCCTGAGCAAAAGCGGCGTGGCGCTACGCTTCCCGCCGCACTCCATAAGTCACGCAAGGGCGCGGTTGGCTTTCTCGGTGTCTTTCTTCAGCTTGTCCTCGATGTATTGCAGCATGCTCTGGGTCTCGTCGTAAAAGGCTAGGTCCAGCGCGCGCGCGCCGAAGGTGGTGAGCGCGTCTTTTTTGTCGTGCCGCGCGATCGCGCCGTTGATGATGATCGCCACGGCCAGGGTCTGGCCGTGCACGGCCGCCTGCGCTTCCCCTTTCGGATTGCCATACTGGCGCGCCGCGGTGTCCACCACCGGTTCGCCTTGTTTGCTGGGGACAAAATTGGCGAGCAACCGGATGGCGGTCAGCCAGCCGGATTTGAGGAAGGCGATCGAGCGCAGACGCGACTGGATCAATTCGCGGATGGCCGCGTCCATCGCGCGCCCGCTCAGGCCCGGCTTGTGCGCGAGGCCGCGGCGTTTGTTAATGATCAACGCGGCCAGGGGCGCGTCGTGATCGCGCGCGGCGGTGAGCTCGAGTCCGCGCCGGTTCACGGTGCGGCCGCTGCGCGTGGTGTGGCGCGTGGTGACGAGCCGGCCGAGTGTGCCCTGGATGTTCGAGGGTTTGGCTTTCTCGGTATACCAAAGGGCTTTGCGCGCGATGAAATAGGCTTTTGTGTTGAGCGCGTCCACGGCCGTGCGTGAGGTGACTTTCAGGTATTCCTCGAGCGCGGCGTCGAATTTGGTTTGGTCCCAGCTCATTATTTTGGAGTGCGGTGGCAAGCGTAGCGCGACACCGCTTTTCGCGAGCTCAAGCCAAAGCGGTGTCGCCGCTGCGCTCTGCCACCGCACTCCATAGAATCACGCCCCTTGCGCCGGGTCTTCGCATTCGAGCAGGAGAACCGCGTCGTAATAGTTGGTGACGGCATCGATGCGATAGCGGCGCGCTTCGCCGTTCGCGCTCAGTTTCACTTGCACGGTCTGTTTTTCTTGCGGGAACCCGACGCCTTCCGGGAACAGGACGGTGCGCACCTTGACTTTGAGTTGGGCGTGGGCGCGCCAGCCGCCTTCATCGATGCGTTTGCCGCGATAGGCCGGACCGGCGGTGCAGGGGTATTCGGCGCCGGCCCAGGTCAGGGTGCAACGGAGGCTGGATTCGGAGAGCGCCAGGCTCTCGAGCATGAGGGCGACGGTGTCGCCTAGGTCTTCGGCTTCGGCCATTCTGGGAATGGCCGCGCGTCAATATGGAGTGCGGCGGGAAGCGTAGCGCCACGCCGCTTTGGATCGCGTCACGCTGGGGAAATGCAAAAGCGGTGTCGCCGCTGCGCTCTGCCACCGCACTCCAAAATAAAAGCGGCGCTCTTACGAGGCGCCGCCGCGGGGGAAATTGGTGGCCCGACCGGCTAGGTCTGGCCCGACCGGCTAGGTCACTTCTTGAAACCGTATTTCACCGTCAGGTTCGTCGAGGCGACGCCTTCGGTGTTGCCTACCGGTTTGAGAAAATAATGCGGAACAGGTCCGGCGGTGATGTTCGTGATGAGCGACACGCTCGATGGCGACGCGGCATTCGTGGTGCCGGACAAACTGACGATCACCGGTTCGGTGCTGCTGTAGGTGGTGCCGTCCAGGCTCGGATAAAGCCAGAACCGCAGGGTGACCACGTTCGTGGTGAGCGGTTTGGCGCTCACGTGAAGCGCGAATTCGCGCGTGCGCGGGACGTCGATGCGCAGGCTGTAGGTGTTCGTCGCCGTGGCGGCCACGTTGTTGGTGCCGCCGGAGATCAGGGTGGTGGTGCCCGCGTAGGATTCTTGCGCCTGGCCGGCGAGCGGCAGGGCGAGGACGGTGAGGACGCTGAGGAGACAAAGGATTTTTTTCATAGGGGTTGGTTGGGTTTAACCGCGGAATACGCGGACCACGCGGAAGGGTTCGGTTTCTGCGTGTTCCGCGGTGTTCACTGTAACAGAAACAAACAATGGGGACAAAACTTTAGGCGGACTTGCGCGATCGCCGGGGCCTGGGTTCGATCTCGGGCGCGTTCGCGGGGTCGACCGCGAAGCCTCTGATTTCCACCGGCACTTCGTCGGCTTCCGGTTCCACAGAGACCGGAATATTAACAGGAGGCAACGGAGACAACGGAGGAGACGAAGGTTTCT